GTTAATTTAAACCTAAAATCACCAAAAGAAGAAGCCACTAACGAGCTTAGAAACAATGTTAATTTAAACCTAAAATCACCAAAAGAAGAAGCCACTAACGAGCTTAGAAACAAGCGAGAAATGCAAAACCGAAACTTTAACGCACAAAGAGCCGCAGCGAATCCAAGCGGCTATAACAATACACAATCAAGCAGTACTACAACAAACAGTACAAACGTTGGTCAAGTGATTATCAATACTCAAGCAAGTGATGCGCGTGGGGTTTATAATGAGTTTGTGAATCGTGTATTGGTCAATCAAGCAGAGTCGGGGGGGTTTTAATGCCTATTACGCCTATTACTAAACCGTTGTTTCCCGATGTGCCTAATGTTTTGGGTGTTCCAGCATTGCGTAGGGAGTTTACTACCCGTCAAGTCACACGCCTTATAGTTAGTCGTATTTTATCGCGCATTCTGCTAAGTCGATTTACGCGGGCGGGTGTATGGGGGCTTTACGATAAAGACGGTAAAGTATCAAGAGCGGATTCTGTTTTTTCTTTGGATTTTAAAGGCGCGTCTAAAATATCAGAAGTGCCTTTGCAAAATGGCTCATTTGCAGCGTACAACAAAGTACAGTTGCCTAATTTTCAATTATTACGATTAGTAAAAACAGGCAGTGATTTAGAGCGCAATCAGTTTTTAACCGAGATTGATAACGCTAAAAAAAGCACTGACTTGTATTATATTGTCACGCCTGAAAGAACGTATTTTAATATCAACATTGAAGATTATGCTTACAAGCGCACAGCGCAAGACGGCGTGTCTATGCTGATTGTTGACATTACATTCAAACAGATTCGACAGGTTAGCCCTGCATTTTCTACAGTAAAGTTAGAAGATGCTAAAGCACCGACAGCACCAAGCCCAAAATCTAGCGGCGTGGTACAATTGCAACCTGTACCACCTGCTAAACAACAATCAATTTTAACGTCTATTTTTGGGGGCTTATGATGTTTGAAGTGCCACTACAAGCGACAGAAAGCCAAACGATTACGATTTTGCTTAATAACCAAAATTGCCAAATTAACATCTATCAAAAAAGCACAGGCTTATATTTAGATTTATTCAAAGACAATGATGTGATTATTCGCACTCGTTTATGCGTTGACCGCATACCTATTATTCGCAATCGTTCAAGCGGTTTTGTCGGTGAATTATATTTTGTTGATGGTTCGGGCAATCAAAATCCTGACTATTTAGGGCTTGGTACTAATTTTAGGTTGTATTATGTCTAGCTCATTTGTGAACCCTAAAAAGATACGCTTTACATTTACACTTGCTATTGGCTCTTTTGAGGACGGTAGCAATCAGGTAATTATCGATGGATTTAGGTCAGCCGTTGATATTCAAAAAGCGGGCGGCTCAATGATGGTAACAGCCACTGCTAAGATATGGGGATTGTCTCAAGACGTTATAAGTCGATTAACTACGCTCGCTTATTTTGCCTTTACCTATGCAAAAAACACGATAAAAATTGAGGCTATAGACGGCGATACGGTGACAACAGTTTATACGGGTTCAATCCTAAATGCGTGGGCGGATTATTCATCTATGCCCGATGTATTTTTGTATATTGAAACGCAAGTCGGACATTTTAACCAATTGACCATTGATAAAACGTTAGAGTATCAAGGCGTGTGGCAAGTGAGCGATTTAATGGGGATTATTGCAAACAGATTAGGCGTAGCGTTTGAAAATAATAACGTAACCAATACAATCAATAATCCAAAATACAACGGCTCTTTAATTGACCAATTAAGACAGCTTGGCCAAGACACGCAAACAGATTTTTATCTTGATAATAATGTATTAGCCATTTGTCCAAGAAATACCCCGCGAACCGTTGGCCAAAATGTGATACCGATAGTATCAGACAAAACGGGCATGATTGGTTATCCCACGTTTAACACGGTAGGGATTATATTCAGGACGTTGTTTAATCCCGCTATTGTTTATGGTGGCCAAATCACGGTTGAATCTGATATAAAACAAGCCAATGGTCTATGGCAGACATTTTCTATCAATCATTATTTAGAATCTGAAAAGCCCGATGGTCAATGGTTTAGTACAATCACTTGTTTATTTTCGGGGCTAGTACCACGATGAGTTTAGATATTAGGCAAGGTAATCAAACTAAGTTTTCGGCATCTAGCGACTATAACGCGCTTGTGTTCTTTTTTACTCAGATGATAAATAAGAAGCACACAATGACGTTAGTACAGGTTAGGCAAGTTAATGATGACAATACAGTCAACGTGCAGCCGCTTGTTAATATGCTAGATGCAAAAGGCAATGCCGTGCCGTATGGTGTTTTATTCTCTTTGCCATTTGTTAGGCTGCAAGGTGGTAACACGGGCGTATTGTGTGACCCGAAAATAGATGATATTGGCCTAGCTATTTTTGCAGATAGAGACATTACAAACGTCATTGAGACTAAAGAACAGGCAAACCCTAATTCGTATCGCGTTATGAGTATGGCAGACGGCATTTATTTATCAGGTGTTTTGAATCCCGAACCTACGCAATACCTGAATTTTAATAACGGCGGTTTTGTCGAATTGGTTAGCGCGTTAGTCAAAATCAGTGGTAATCTATCAGTTGGCACAGGCGCGACAGGTGTATTTAGTTCAAGCACTGGCCAAGTTATAAATGTCAATAATGGGGTAATCACAAATATATTATGAGTATTATTAACCAAGAATACTACGATAATTTATTAACTCAGATTGACAATGCTACGTCATGCGCCGAATTACAGGCGACAGCAGGTGTTGTTATTAAAACCATGCGTGACCAATTGGCCATTATTCAAGAACAGTTAGCTAAAGTTAATCCAATTTTAACATTACTTAACGCGCCAACGAGTCCCGATGAAGTGATAGACTGGATTAGTGGATTGATTGAAAACGTCATAAAACCATTGGCCGCTCCTGCTTTGACTTATCAGTCACAAACCGCTTTTTTAGTTATACAGATTGGATTAACGATTGATAAAATCAACGCTAAATCCAGTGAGTTTGTTAATTGTGAGATTGCACCATGACCACATTATTACTAGACCAAAACACATGGGATTTAGTAGTGGACGCATCGGGTAATATTGCGCTTGCTGATTCGCCTTACTCACTCGCTCAAGATGTGGCTAGTGCGTGTCGTTTGTTTTTGGGTGAATTGTGGTACAACACAAATAAGGGCGTGCCATACAATGAAGAAATTTTAGGCAAATTACCCACCGAAGATGCGCTTAGACAATACCTGATTGACGCGGCTTTGTCGGTGCAAAATGTGGTAAGTGCTGATGTAGAAATAAATAGTTTTGATGGTCGGGCATTATCGGGTATATTAACATTCACAGATAGTTTAGGCGGTACATTTAATGTCGGGTTTTAGCAGCGTACCTAAAATTGAATTTACAGACAACGGCCTAGTATTGCCTCAAGAGAGCGATATTTTAACAGGCTGCTCAACAGACATTAACGCGGCTTTTGGTAATCGATTAAGCGCAAACTTAGAAACGCCACAAGGTCAGCTTGCATCGAGTTGGACAGCTATCATTGCAGATAAAAATGATAGTTTTGCTCAGTTTGTCTCACTCGTTGACCCCGCAACATCTAGCGGTATCATGCAAGATGCTATCGCCAAACTTTACTTTTTAGAACGCTTACCGCCTTTGCCAACAATTGTTAATGTTAATTGTATTGGTGTGTCAGGTACTGTTATCCCTGCAAACTCACAAATAACCGACATTGACGGCAACTTTTATTATGCGGTCGATGGTGGGGTAATTGGTAGCGGTGGCAATGTTACACTAGAGTTTGCCAATTTTGAAAACGGCGCGATACCCTGTGCAATTAACAGCGTTAAAATCTATCAGGCCGTAGCAGGGCTTGACCGTGTTGAAAACGTGGCGGCAGGTACGTTTGGTCGAGACACTGAAACGCCACAGGCTTTTGAGTACAGACGTAAGTTAAGTGTATTTCAAAATACAAATGGTTCAACTGGTGCTATTTTTTCTAATGTGCTATCTGTTGCTAATGTGTCAGATGCTATCGTTATCAATAACCCAAGAAGCACGTCATTAAGTTACGGTTCGACTAATTATGTCCTTGCACCTAATTCCGTTTATGTCGGTGTGGTTGGTGGTGATGATAATTTAATCGGCAGGGCTATTTTACAAAAGTTAAATTTAGGTTGCGGCATGAATGGCAACACAACAGTAAGCG